CGGCGGTTGTTGTATGTTTTGTGTTATGTCACATCATTATTAGCGGCGATATTTTATAGTTAACGAAACTAAAGGAGGTCACATGAAGCAAGCATTACAGTTTATCGGTTACATAGCATTCTTTTTTGCGTTTTGGGGTATCTTGTTGGGGGTGTATTTATGGGCGTGAAGTACAAGAAAAAAAAGCAATTAAAGAGATGGCGGATGAATTATTACGCGAGGAGGAGGATCGACTTAGACACTCAAACGCAGAGTTTTTTGCTTTTTTCTGTGGCTCCGTGTTTCTCATAATTGTATTGTTGTTTGTTTGGTTTTGCTGATTGGTGCTATGAAATACGAAATACTTAATCCTTATCAGCAACACAACGCTTAACGTTGCAGCTAGATTGTCCATATTTTTGACTTGGTACGAGGGCGAGCCTGACTTGCCGTTGCCGTGATTGCATACATAAATTTGACACTTGTCACATAATTAACGACAATGAATCTTGTTTAACCAAATCATTTAGGCTATGGAAAAAGTACGCGTACAGCTTAGAGATTCAAAAATCTTTGCAGGCCAGAAAAACGCCATCTCAATTAGGGATGGTGTGCTTGAGTATCTGGGTGCTGAAATCGGTATGCAGCCAGCGGATAAAGTGTTTACCGTTTACCGTTCGCCTGCAACTATCTCAAATGCCGCGCGTCAGATGGCTGGCATGACAGTCACTTATGACCACGTGCCGGAGTCAGAAGTCGATCAAGCTGCTATCGGTGTCACTGGTGATACCGAAATGATTGACATGTATGACGAGTCTGTTGACTCCACCATAGCCGCCAAACATCCCGTCCAATTTCGTGACGGGTTTCAACTATCTGATGCCCAAGAATTGTCGTGGGATTACAACGGTGATTTAGTCGAGCATCACAAATACGATTTAGAACAAAAGAATCTGGAGCCGTTGCGACTCGCTATTGTTGAGCGTGCGCGTTGCGGCTCAAGTTGTCGCTTCGTAGACAAAAAAACCGTGGAGACTGACGTCATGTCACAAAAGCAAACCAAGGTCGACAAGGCCGAGACTGATACACAGTCAGCATTTAAAGACGCTGACGGCAGTATCAACATGCAAAACGTTGCCGAGACAGTTGAAAAACTGCGCGACGCAATCAAAACCATGCCGCTCGATGAAGTCCAGAAAATTATGGGGCCAATCATGGAAGTGGTTCAAGCATCAACCAACTCTGAAAATCAATCCATCACCGAAGATGAGATGATTGAGCAAGAAGAGCAAGTGGAAGATGAGATGATTGAGCAAGAAGAGCAAGTGGAAGATGGCGATTACAAAGACGAAGAGTCTATGGAGTCCGACGAAGATAAGAAAGACTTCAAGGATTCGGTAGCGTTCAAGGATGCTGTCACTGCTGCCGTTAAGCGTCACGGCGAAGTCATCGAGAAAGCAAAAGAGTTCCTTGATGACTCATACACTTTCGCTGACAAAGACACCACGCATATTATGCGCGACGCTGTTAATACTCAGCATCAAGAATCATTTAGCGATTCGGAATTGCCGCTGGCATTTAAGATGCTCAAGAAGCAGGCGGCTTACACCAATTTTGCGGATGGCGGCCGCTCCACACTCGCCGATTTAGCTGATAAGGAGTTATAAACTATGGCTTTTAGTTCATCAATCACGCAAGACGTGGTACAGGTTGGCGCTGGCGAGCGTTGGGGTAGCCAAAACATTATTCTTGCTGAAAAGGATTATGTAGACGGCCTGAAAGTTGGTCGATTTGCTCAGTATAAAGCTGGCGAGCTTACCAATCTTGACGGAACAGCTTCGCCTGTCATTGCTGGTGTGGTTTTGCGTAACGTCGCATCGCCAATCGAATACGGTGCAGTGTTCAACAAAGAGCTAGTGCAGCAAGCTAATTACCTGCGCGTTGGTCTAACAACTGTTGACGTTAAGGATGGCGAAACCCCCACCAAGTTTGGCGCAGTTTATGCTGACAATGCCACTGGTGAGGCGACTGCAACCGACACTGACATCGCAACTGGCGCTGAATTCATTCAGGAAGTCAAAGACGGCGTTTGGCTGATTCTGCAAAAATAAAAGGTGATTACATGAAAATCGGACAACTTTACAATCTGTCGTCTTTTGAGCGTTTAGAGGCGACAGCAAAAACCACCGGATTTGCGGATAAGATGACGCAATTCTCGGACTCATTCGGCGGCATGACGCTTGCGCGTGACCTTACAATGGTTGACCCGCGCGTCTTTGAGAAAAAATACCCTGACCTTACTTTTGTTAACTCAGGTATCGAAGTTGACAACACTGGCGGCTTTGCTGCTCAAGTGCAGTCACTGCGATTGCAAGAGCTTGGCGGCTTTGCTGACTCAACTGACGAGTCCAGCAACAAAGGCAAGATTTCACTGACCATGGAAGATTCATTCCTCAAGGTCAAAAAACGCTCAGCGCATTCTGAGTGGTCAGATGACGAAGTAAAAGGAGCTGCAATGCGTAACGTTAACTTGGTCTCTGACTTTGTTGCGGCGCATAACAAAATCTATCAGCATGAGATTGACCTTGCAGGGTATCAAGGCATTGCTGGTAATGAGGGCTTGCTTAACTTCTCTGGCTTTAACTCAACCAGCGCAGGCAAGACGGCAGCCACAGGCACACCGCAGGAAAACTATGACGAGATTGCCGCTCTGATTACTGACCAGTGGAATGGCGTTTTGAACACTGCGGATTACAAAGCGAATCACGTTGATATACCTACCAGCGTATATAACACGATTGCTAAGCAGATGCTTAACACTGCAAACGGCTCAAGCACTGTGCTGAAAGCGTTGCAAGACAACTTTGCAGGAGTAACGTTCAGCGGCACCAACCGAGCCGAAGCGGCGAACAACGGCGGCACTAGCGTGACTGTTGCTTACAACAACACGCGCGAATCTATGGTGTTCCGCATTCCGCAAGCGCTGACTGTTGGCGAAATCGTTAAAGCGACTAGCTTTGATTATCGCGTTGATAGTAAATATCGCGTTGCAGGTCTGGACGTCATGGAAGATGGCGCAGGCCGCTTACTAACTGGTCTGTAATTCGGTGGGGGCTTAGCCCCCTCTTTTTAATGGAGCTGATATGGAACAGGGAGATCAAAAGCCAAAGCGCGATCGCAAGCCTAAGCGGTACGTTTTTACTGGCGTAGGAAAGTTGCATGGTCGCGTTAGCAAAGGCGAAATTATCGACGAAGTGACGCTTAGTGAGCTAAAGGGCAAGCTGGAGCACGCACTCGAAACCGGAATGATTAAGGTCGCAGAATGACGATTCAAGATGATTTCTTAGCGCGTTTTAATGAGTTTGATATTGATGATGTGACCAATTACTCATTTGTGTTTGAGGATGCTGTATGGGGAGCCTATTACGGCAATGCTTACGCGCCCAAAACAAAGGAAATCATCCTTAACTTGATCGCGCACTTGCTGACTCTGGAAGCGCTCCCCACTTCCTCGGCGGTGCGCACCGAGACATCTAAATCAGTTGGTAGTGTGTCAACGTCTTATGCTGAGTCATCTAACAAAAACAGCGTTAATGACTTTTTCGACATGACTAAGTACGGCCAGCGGTTTGTGTTTCTCACTGCATCACGTGCGACGCGGGGATTCTTTGTATGAAGCCGGAGCTGTTTCTTCAAAAGTCACTTGATTACGCCAAAGAGCTTAAAAAAATGAAAGCCAAGGGCGTCAAAGTAGGCATCACAAAAGAGACAGCATCAAGCCGCGTGTATGGCAACGGATGGACTGTACTGCAAAACGGCATTGCTCATGAGTTTGGATACGGCGTGCCGGAGCGTTCATTTATTCGACTGCCTTTTAGGTTAAAACGCGCAGAAATTAAAAAAGCTATCGACGCAGAGTTTAACCGAATCCTCGAGGGCAAGTCAGGCGCGGAAAAATCTCTTAACCTCATCGGCATCACTGCTAGAAATATCTCAGTAATGGCGTTCCGCACTCAAGGTTACGGCAACTGGCCTGCATTGGATGACGCGACAATCGCCGCTAAAGGCTCTGACAAGCCACTTATTGATAAAGGTATTTTGCGCAATGCGATAACGTGGGAGGTTGACTGATGCACAGCTTTGACAGCAAGCCAAACATGGCTAACACACTGACGCAGTGGTCATCGCCCTACGTTAAAAAAACAGTCACCATCATTACTGACAACGATTTTAACGAAGTCGAGAGCGTTGAGCGTGATGATATTTTTGCAATCATCCAGCCTGCACAAAAAGAAAAACTCAACCTTGAGTCGCTGGACTGGTCTAAGGAATACGTGATGATTCACACGAGCAACCAGCTTGATATGAACGAATACGTAGAATATAAAGGCCGTGACTTTAAAATCGTAGACCGTGGCGACTATACGGACTATGGCTACATTGAGCTGGTGGGCGAAGAAACTAAAAAGGCGCTGTTATGACCTGGAAAGTAATGGCGCGATACGTGCGAGACCTGCTGGAATATGACTCAAACCTTATTCGCCCAGACAAAAAGAACTTTTCACAGGATGACTTTGGCACTGATTACATTGTTATTAACACGTCGCAGCCCACCAAAAGGCTGACAAAAGGCCGCACCTATGACGGCGACAAAGAGGTCATGAATTACAATGAGACGTCAAGTCAAACCTTTGTTATAGAGTTTTACGGCGAAAACGCATTCAATAATGTGAATAGGTTCACAGTTTTGAATGATAGCCAGCAAGCGCGTGACATTCGTTATTTGCAGGGATTAACAGCTTGCAGCGTGATGAGTCAGACAGACGTCAAACAGATGATTGGCTCATCGTATGGAAACCAGATCAACGTTGAGATTAACGCAATGATTAGCCGAGATATTGACGTTGATACATTGAGAATCGACACACCTCAAATCGAATATCAAGAGGATAAATAATGGCGTCTATTAATAACGTAATTCGCACGCAGTTATTGCCGGAAGGGCAAGCGGTTGCGCGTGATAATATGAATGTGACTTGTATTATTACAAGTTCACAAAAAGTGCTCAGTACTAACGAGCGATACAGCCTGCACCTTGACGTTGCCAGCGTGGAATCCAAGTACGGCGCAACATCAAAAGAGGCACAGTACGCGAATACCGTTTTTGGCACCAAACCGAATCCTATCGCTGCTGGCGGCGTGCTAGTTATCGGTTATTGGCGTGCTGCTGATGAAGATGTGCCTGCCACCGCTGCCAAGCTAGTCGGTGAGCAACTATCGGCACCCGCACTTCTGCCCGTGGCCAATCAAGTAACGGATGGCTCATTTACTATTGATGTAGATGGCATACCTCAGACTGCTACAGGCTTGGATTTATCCGTTGCTGCTGACCTGCAAGACCTAGCTGATATTGTTGATGGTGCACTGACTGGGGCAACTGCATCGCTGGTAAATGACGCCATTGTCATTACTAGCGACACGACTGGCGCAGCCTCGACTCTCTCATACATGAGTGATGATGGCACCGGAACCTACATTGGTGACATTCTTGGCCTGTCAGAGGATTCACTATCAACACTAACGCAGGGCGAAGATTCTAGCGTCAAGGCAGCAGAAGAGAAGCTAGACGCAATCTCTGCGATTAAGTCGCAAGTAAACATTAAAGGCGCGATGTTCATCGACCGCATTCTAGATTTAGAGGTACCAACACTAGCAAGCTGGTCAAAAGCTAACAACGTGCTGATGTATGAAGTGTTTAGCGGTGACAGCTATTTGCAAAAAGACCCAGCAAATCCAGTATGGAATGTTCGCCTAGCGAGCCAGAACACATTCCGCTGCCTATTCTCGAAAGCTGGTAATCGCAAACTGGCAGCGAGCTACATGGCGCGTACTCATACTGTTAACTTTGGCGGCCAGAATGTGGCTATCACGCTCAATCTGAAAACGCTCAACGTTCCCGCTGAGATGTACGACCAGACAACCATCGACGCGGCTCACGCTGTCGGCATGGATGTTTACACGACCATCTCGGACGCGCCTGCCGTGTTGTGCTCGTCGGCTAATGACTTCGTGGACAATCCGTACAACCTCATTGCATACCAAAACGCGGTGCAAGTTGACATGTATAACCTGCTGAAAACTACGCCAACTAAAGTTCCGCAAACCACCGAGGGCGTGGACAAAATGGAAGACCGGCTGGAAAAAACCACGCAGGGGTACGTTCGCGCTGGCGTGTTTGAGGCTGGTGAATGGACGCTGCCAGACTTCTTTGGTAACCGCGAAACATTCCTTAAAGCAATCCGATCACAGGGCTACTACGTACTTGCTGGCGACTTGGCAGACCAGCCAGTTGCTGACCGCCAACAGCGTAAATCACCTGTGATTCAAGTTGCCGTGAAGAACGCTGGCGCGGTGCATGAAGCAGACATCATTATCTCGTTCAACTTATAAGGTGTTGAAATGGCTAAAGTTACTTACCCAAACAATCAATCAACGCTAACGCTGGACGGATACACGTTTCAGCATCTGGCGATGGGCGCTAGCGTGGTGCTAGCCCCAACAAACGCACCGACATCTCGCGTTAACTCCAAGGGCGGCGGGGTTAGCGTGGCTAAGCGTGAAGATGGCGACGAGCACACTCTTACGGTTCAAGTGCAAAAGCATTCACCGGATGATGTTTTCTGTAATGACATCCTTAACGGTGAATTGACTGACGTGACACGTGGCTCAATGAAGCGCGTATATAATCGTGAGGGTGAGCCGTTTAAAGAGACCTACCAGCTTGAGGGTGGTAGCATTACTACTCGACCAACTGAAACACAGAACAACCAAGAACTAGACGTTGTGATGGAATACGTATTCACATTCCGTTCCGCTGTTCGCTCACTGTAATATCTAAACGCCCCCATCTCGGGGGCTAAATGCTCTGGGGAGGGCAAAATGTCAAGCATTGATAATCTAAAAGAAATCCACGAAGCTGGTGAGTTTGAAGTTAACGGTCGGACATACCAGTTTACTCAAATGTCATTCAAAGACGCCAAGCGCGTGTTTGCTTACTTTACCGAGATTGCCAACGAGATTGAGCAAGGTCGCATGGGGTTTATTGATACCGAGCGATTCGAGGAAATCGAGAAAGTGCTCTGGTCACACGTAATGTATGACGATATGCAAATATCAAAGATGCCGCAACACTGGGGCACCTACACCTCGGATTACATGCCTCTCGTTTCTGTGGCCTTGGGGGTATTTTCGGTGCCTTTTTTGCCCGACAGCGATACCAGCTCACAGTCAACGTCAACAGGAAAAACCAAGACTATATCGCGCAAACCAATGTAAGCGATGATGATTTGACGTTATTCATGATCGTAAAGGCAGGATTTGGTGACCTGCCTACCGTTGAAAGAATGACAGCTACGCAGGTTTTGGATATTCTGGAGTTTATGAATATTCAATCAGATATAGAGCACTACGAAATGGAGCGAGCAAGGAATGAATGAGATTAACGAGCTAGTCACAAGATTCTCATTTGTCGGCTCGCTCCAGCCTCAAGATAAATTTAACAAGGGACTGCAAACATCAATTGGCCTACTTGCTGGCATCGGTGCTGCTATGGGTGCCGCCGTTGGTGTGCTTGGCGTTTGGACGTCGAGCGTGACCAAGGCACTACAGCCAACCTTACAATTGACTGAGGCAACTGGCGAATCCGTCGCACAGATTCAGGCGCTTGGCTTTGTGGCCTCGCAAAACAATTCCGACTTGCAAGCCGTATCTGCATCCGTTACCGAGCTAAATAAGCGCATGGGTGAGTACGCGCGCACAGGAAGTGGTCCCGCCGCTGAGGCTGCCGAGCAGTACGGGTTGAGGCTCATTGATGCAAACGGCCGCGCTCGAAGCTCAATCGCCGTCATGCGTGAGCTTAATCACACAATGCGAGGCTTGTCTGAGGCGCGTCAAGCTGACCTTTTAGACAAGTTAGGCATTGACCCATCCATGATTGAGACATTGCGACTGTCTAGCGGTGCAATGGCTGAACTAATGGAGAAAGCCGAGGCGCTTGGCACGATTACGAACGAGCAAGCCAAGGCAGCTAACGAGCTAAACCAAGCTAATAGTGTTTTGCGGTTCGGCATGGAGTCGCTACAGAATCAGATAGCGGTTGGTGTAGCACCCGCCATTACTGACCTAGTGAGCGGTTTCACTGATTTTCTAATCGCAAACAAAGACCTTATTGATAATGGCATTTCGCGACTTGGCGAGATTCTTCGCGCCTTTGTTGGCACTGTTAAGCGCATGCTGCCAATCATCACCGCTGTCGTGGCTGCAT